GATCTATAACGATTCATGACTTCACGAAGATATTGTTCTGCTTTTACTTTAGGTAAATTACCAACATCAATATAAAATATTCTTCTTTCTGGAGCTCTCGATAATCTATAAATTACAAGACTATCTTCAATCATTCTTAATTGATTTAAGGCTTTGATTCCCTTATGTAACCATGATAAAGTGATGTGTTTATTACGATCTACTAAACCCGATGTGCAATATGTAACAGCATCCTTTGCAATTTTTATAGATCCTTGAACACCATTAGTTGGGCTATAACTTTTATTGGCGCCACCTGTAGGATTGTATTCAAAATACTCATCCAACTGTGGAGTAATTGCAAGTTTCTTATCTTGAGGTACTAAATTTACTGTGTTGATATCTTTTTTCTTCATTTGACGCACATATTTTACCTTAAGTGCATCAATATATCTTAATTCTTGTATTCCTTCTCTTGGATTTTCAAGATCAATTACCTTATGATAATACAATCTACCATCAATATACCAATTACGGAATATTTCATGTGATTTTGAATCAAAATCTAATAGGTCTTTTATATACTTAAACTCATCTCGGATGGTTTTTTTAATATTATCACCCACAGATAAGTTAGTTAAATCTATTTCTACTGGACTATCACTTAAATCTGAAACTATAGCTTCGTTTACTATATCTTCTATTGCTTCATCACACTCTGGATGAAGTGACATCTCTCTATATCTTTTGATTAAATCATATTCATTTCTGAATACACCTTCAATATCAACGTACTGACCATAAAACCCACTACTAACATAGTAGTCGGATTTGTCTGCCTCATTTTGCGGAACAGGAGATACCGCACCCTGTGGCAGATTATTATCGTCAGCCCCCTCAATGGAGAAACCGAATAATTTAGCCATTTTTTATAATTAACCTTATGCTTTATTTATTAACCCACAACAACGTCATTATTTTCGTCAAGAGCTTCCCACCATTGAACTTGGAATTCTGTTGCAAATTCTTCAATAACATTATTACTATCGTAAGAAAGATCTATACTAGAAACATTCGTTGGGAATACGCCATGGAAATGATAAGATCTCAAAATAGGAATATTGTCTGCAGATGTTGCTGGAGCGTTTGTTGGGCCAACGATTGGTGCTCGAGCTAGTTGATATACGTAAGCTTCTTGTTGGTATACTGTAGGATCCACCTCTCCAGAATTATCAGAAGTTTTATTAATTAGGTTCATCCACTTTTCCATCGCATCTCTGATAGTAAAGTTATTATCATTGATGACTGTTACTGTCCAAGTATCAAAACTTCTTTCCCCTGCAATCTTTAATTCTCTTCCTCTAAAAGGTATTGAGATTGGTGTTATGATTGATGCAGGCAAATTTGCACCCTTTACGAGAAAACGTATTTTATCTGAAACATCGTTTTGGTCAATTGCGAGGGATGGAAAATTAATTTCAACCTCGAAAAAATTAGGGCGAACACCACCACCCAGCAGTTTACTTTTAAACGTATCTAGGGTTCTCGCATTAGCCCCTTTATTTGGGATTTGCTGAGGCATTTTTCTTCTCTCCTGTGATAATTAGATGGTGGTTAAACTGTACCAACTACTTCTTCAAAACTAATTCCTGTGCGTGTTGCAACAAATGTTAGTCCGATGAAGTTGATGGAACGTGCTGGTTTGATAAAGATATCAGCACGGAATTCATTTGCGTCAATAATATCAGCGGTATTATTTGACTCATCACAAACTACTAAGAAGTCTGTGATACCTCTCTTCGCTTGAACGTCACGAAGGAAGGGTTCAACGATATTTACGAAGTTTGCTCTTGTGATATCATCGTTAAATTCAAAGAGTTGTGCTCTTGCAGCTCTTTCAATTGCAGTCTCTACAGTTAAGAACAAACGACGTACGTTAATTCTATCAAATGCAGATACAAATCCTAGTGCAGTCTTATCACCAAAGAGTATGATTCCTTGGCCTGGGAACGCAACAACTGGATTAATTCTCTTAGTATATAGTAGATCTCTTTGTGCTTGCGATGGATTATATGCAAGTTTAACTGCACCATTTACAACACCACGATCAGCTCCCGCTGGTGAGAACCAAGGGAATGAGTTTTGTGATGTTCTTGCCATCATACCAGCAACATCAGAGTTGGTTGGAATATAACGGAATTTATTATTGAAACGATCAAAGATATACTTGTAACCAGAATCAATAACTCCATAAGATGATGAAGTATAGTTTGTGCATGTTGCTAATATGTTACTTGTTTGAGTATCACTATTAGTAAGTGGAACAGGTGCAACACCACTACCACTTAACACATCTGATTTTGCAGGGCCAACAACTGCGATACAGTCTTTTCTTGTGCCTGCAATAGAGATTAACTTATTAGCCTTTCCTACAGTTTCACTTCTACTTCCTAATCCAGGCCCCATTATAAGGTAGTTAATAGGATATTCTCTTGCATTTGCAAATTGATCATACCCACTCATCAAGTCTCCAAGAGTTGTAGGATATGTTGGTGCAGTGAATGTACCACCGTAATCTTTTCCACCCTCAAGTGAGAATGTAGATCTTCCAGTTCCAACAAAATCAACACCCTGTGCAACCTGTCCCCAAGAACCAGCTGCAATATTTGCATTATTGTTTGCTCCTGTTAAAGGAGTTCCATTTGGTTTTGCACCACCAAACACATATTCAGAATTATTTGCTAAGAAATTCTTATAATATATCGGTGTATTGAACTGTTTTGCATCTTCTGCCTTAGAAAGGTTGAGCCAAGTTTCTAAAATTTGACCAGCAGTTCCTGTTTCTGATCCACTATCATCAACCACAACAACATGTAATTCATCAAATCTAGAACTTCTAGAGTTTGCATATGATGAAGTTTGTGGTTTTGGTGCAACACTCTTCCAGAAAACAGTTGAGTTATCCAAACCAAGTGTTTGTGAATCATACCAATCAACGGCTGTGCTTGGTTGTAATGCAGAGTTAGTGGTTATACCAGTAACTGTCATTGTTTCTCCAGCAGTTCCGATACCAGCTACAAATACTAAATCATCAACATCAATATCACCTATAGCATTTACAACTATATTTGTATCAGATCCACCACTATTAGAAGTTGCAACTGTTGTTGCAGCACCAGCATTAGTTACGACTGTGATTGTAGTTCCATCATTATGAGCTGTTGCAGTTGTTCCTCCAAGACCTCTTGTTGAAATACCAACCGCATTACCTGAGATATTTCCAACTCCCATTAATTCACCACCAATTAACAGTAATGAAACGTGAGCAGTAATTCCAGTTACATTTGCAACGTTAACAGATGTTGCACTTACACTCAATGCAGCACCACCAGCGTTATCAACTGTGGTTGATGCAGTTTTGTTCAAAAGAACTAAAGATTCTCCAGCTGTAATTGCACCCTGACTTGTTCCAGCTACTCCTCTTGTTACTTGAATAGAAGTTGTTGCAGCACCAGTTGCACCAGCGATGATCACATCTCTAGTAGTCTTAAATTCATAAACAGTTCCTGTAGAATAATCTACATTTGAAGCGACTCCTCCCTCAACTTCACTGTTAATTTTAACATCAATTGAACTTGCACCAATTCCTGTGACTGTTCCTGATAGATGTCCATTTAAAGTTTTTGTTGTACCAGCACCTCCAACTGAAACACCACCAAATGCTTGAGTAACAGCAGCACCAACGACAACACCAGCAGTATTAATACCACTTAATATTTGATCTGCTTTTGAGTCTATTACACATACCTTTAATCCATTAGCCCATGTGCCTGGATTTTTTGCTGCGTAATACCATGTAGTTGCTCCCTCATGTGCGTTGAAGTAATCATCTACATTTTTAATTTTTAAACTACTTAATGAACTACCAGCGCCACTTGCAACTGCTGCATTTGCGTTATTTAAACTAGTACCATCTGTTCTTACAACCCTAAGAACTCCTCCATATGAAAGATAAGAAGAAGCTGATAGCCAGTATTCGTACTGAGAACTTGTTTCTTGTGGTTCTCCGAAACTTTCAACTAAATCTTTTTCACTTTCTATTAATATTGGATCTTCTACTGGGCCTTTGACAAACGGGCCTGCAATGGCACCAGTCTGATCACTTACTCCAGTAATTCCTCCCCTAGTCAGGTCAACTTCTTTGACTTTGATACCAGGCGAGACTAAGCCTAAACCAGCCATCTGATTCCCTCTGCGTGTCAGTATTTTATCTAAATTTATTTATTATTTACCCGACTTACGTATGGGGAAACAATGCGTGAACTTCACCAGTCAGGATATTCCCATGTGATTATTTTTTTCTTTCTTGTATCTGAAATTCTTTTGATAGTGCAGAGTTTGCACTCATATGAATAAGAAGAAGCATTACCACCTCTGTTCTTTCGAGTTAAATAAAAACCATCAATTAAATTTTTTTCTTCTCCACAAACACGACAAACCCTCTCCTTAAGAAATAGATGTTCGAGATCAAATTGATCATCTAAGTTCATCAATAGTATTCCCACATATAACTTGAATCACCATATGTTGAAAATATTTCATCTCCATTAGCCTTAGTCCATCTATCTCCACTTTCTACAAATTCATCATCGTCTAATCCATCCGAGATAAAACCAAATGGAGCCATATCTTGTTCAATTTGCTCTTTTTGTTCATCATATAATCTTTTTCTTACATCTTGATCTGTTAGTTCCTTAAAATAATCTTGATCCACCATCCATGCATATATGACAAGACACATTGCGAGATCATCATTACATCCTTCC